TCATGTGGCGTCCTGCGTTTCATCAATGAGGCCTTGAGCGCGGAAAAAACGTATTACGTCGCAATATCTATACTGCTCGCCGCCATGGATGGGATTGGTGCCAGGCGCCGGTTTAGGGAACGGTGTACCAGCCTTTTCCCACTGCTTTTTCCTGCGCCAAAAGGTGGTTCGTGATATACCGCCCAACTGTTGCTGTATGCCTTCGCGGGTGATCAATACTGGCTGAATTGGCAGGTTGCTTTTAGTCATGGCTTATCTCTCTGTAAAACGCCCATTCAGCATGCCGATCGTGTAGTTGAATCGCGGCAAAGAAATGCCGATCAGTTCGAGCTGTGCGAAATGCTTCATGATGATTGGACGGGATAGAGTGTCGAAAGGGGTTTTCGGGTGTTGCTTAATCGCGGCGTGGAGCTCGACGTTACAGCGTTTCGCTACTGATCTGAGAGCGTTTTGCTGAACGCTGCCGGCAGCAATTGCAGGCTGTTTACTGGGCATTGATTCCCCCAATGCTCCCAGCCTGGCGCATCGCCGCTGCTGAATAGTTCGATTCGTGAAAAGGTGTCGTCGATAGGTGTGAAATATTTAAGAATGGTAAAGCCACAATTAAGTGGCTTTCAATATGGTTAACGTTTTATTTTAGAATGTAAGCCTAGGTAATTGCATTTATGTCCGAGCTTGGAAGAAACAATTTCATGGCTAATTTCCACTTCATCCCACTTGATTGGGACCTCAGCCAAAGCATTATTCGCATGTTGGTACGCACAAACTGCAAGATGCATTACATACTCGTAGTTATATAGCCTTTTGTTGTTGTCAGCTGATGTTATAACATCAAGGTGACTGGTGCAGCTATCCATTTCTAACGCATAGTCATATGCATTAACCATTGCTTCAAGTCTGTTTCTTTCTAATTTCACGGCAATGTTAGGGATGAATTTATCGTAAAACACTCTCATGCACGGTGTAGGAATGGTTATTTCGTTTCTATCTATTTTAATGTTGTTATCTAACATGTATGAACTGACTTCTATGACAAGAGTCGCGTTTTCAATTATTCTATTTAGCTCGAAATTTATAAGTTCGATGGATTTTTTTATTTCTTCCTTATTACCCAAGTGGTTCTTTATCTCTTGAATAAGAAAGCCTATAACCACGCCCAATATGCCACTAATACTAGAGATTATTACTAGTGTTGTTGTGCTTGGTGAATTACTTAGGGTCTCTATAAGTTTATGCATTGAAACGAGTGTTGCAAGTAGTGCGATATCTTCCATGCTATTTCATCCCAGTATTTGATGTTTAAGCTTATGGTTATTAAAAATTAACTGCCAACACTTAAATTTTGTGTTTGGTTAAAGATGATATATCTATTATATGCATATGAATGGAGAAGTGCGCAAGAAAAATTAACAATGTAGATTTTAACTTCTGAGGTGAATTATTGTGCGCGTCATGTACATGTCCAAATTAAGAATCATAGAAATTTCCCTGACCGCTGGTGGTTCGGTACTCATCGAGAATGGCGAGCACATCAAGCTGAGTGCCGGCGGGAAGGATGTAGGCAGTTTGGCCATCGATTTCACGGACTTCGGCATGGGCCAAGATCGTGACGAGCTTGCGTGACTTCGGCGCGCTGAATTTGGGAGCAATAAAGGATTTTGTTACCTTTTTCTTGCCCGCGGCTTTGGCCTTTTCAACGTCGCCAGCCAGTACCTTTCCGGCTTGCTCGCCATGCTCTTTCACTCGCTCAACAGCAGCATCGACGGCAACGGCGCCATCTTTTACCAGCGTCTGAACATCGTGATTTGCCTGGGTGAGGGCAAGCAGCTTATCGACCGTGGCGCGGCTCTTGCCAACTAGCGCGGCGATCTCATCTGGTGACAGGTTGAAGCCGGAGAGCTCTTTTACCACCTGTGATTGCTCGTATGGGGTAAGCGCCAACTGGCTATTGCTGTTCATGATGCGCGCTATGCGCTCCACGTCGCTACCAGTGAACGGTAGGATGGCTATCCACTCAACGGGCTTTCCCGCGTCACGGCAACGCAAATATGCGCGGTGCCGGCGGTGGCCCTCAACAATCCAAACGCCGCCTTCATCACGTGGGCGAACCTCAAGCGGAGGAACCGGCTTTCCTGATGACAGGTGATTGAATAGGTCATCATCAGCGGCCTGTGTGCGCTCATCGTCTACGCGCTTGTTGAAGCCTTCCTGGACGTGAATATCAGCCAGCTTGATGAACATTCCGGAGTCAGTCCGCTTAAGCGTTCCGTTGTTCTTCATCTGCTTGAATGAGTTCGCCATGCATTAACTCCAGACCGCGCCGGCAGTAAGCAGGCACAGGGTAAAAATGAGAAGGTAGAAGAGGTATTTGCCGTGGTGGCGCTTAGGGGCGAAATCGCCCCCGGTCAGGTCATACTTGTGCTGTATGCGGGCGTTGAGGCTTACCATGTTGGCCTCCGCTGTTGGGTGTGCAGGCGGCGCTGCAGTGTTCTGATGTTTTGGCGGACGACGTACACCGGCGCGCAGGTATCGGCGCAGACGAGGATTCGGACGGGCTTATATCTGCCGTCTTCGTAGCGCTGAATGCTAACGGCTTTTTTCTCTACGTCGCGCGTCTGGCCGCAGTGCTCACAGCGTTGGGTAGTGGTTTGCATAACATGTCCTCTCAATGAAATTCACATGGGTAAAGGCGCTGCCTGAGTTGATGCACGCGCTCGGTTTCCCTACGGTTCCAGCACAATGGAGCAGCGGGCAGCGCCTTTACTGATGAGAAAAAAAGAGCCCCGGCGAGCGGGGCAAAGGATGTGACAAGGGAAGTGGTACTGAGCAGGCTTGTGATTTCTCACGCACCTGGTGGCGCATCAAACCGGGGCTTTATACTGTGTAGGTTAAAAGGTGAACCGGAACGATACGCCACCAGATAGGTGAGGTATTGAGCTGACCACTCATGAGGTAGGATCCTTCACCGCTTCCAGAATTTAAGGAATCGGGCGAGTGGTCAGCCTAATACGCCGGAATTAACCGGCGAGATAAAAACCGACTACTGACCAGCAGGCGGCGCATAAGACAAACACGCCAAGCCAGACGATTTGATTGAATGTCATGATTGCCTCAGTGCGCCACGTAGGGCGTGTTGGGGGATGCCTGAATTTTCAATCTGCTCAGGCGGTAACGGGCCCTCGCTTTCCGCAGCTAGAAGAAATCAGATAGACTGGTGATTCCGCAGCCAAAGTAAGGAATGTTTGTATGTCTTCAGTTAATGAAATGGTGCTAGCTAACATCTCCAGTCAGCTTGATAATCTTGCAGCTGAAAATGATGTTTTGAGGTTCGCCATTACTCAGTTGATTAGTGATCTGCCAGCAGATAAAAAATTCTCCGTCAAAGCCAACATCATCCGAGCTGTAACTAATTTGAATACTTATGGTAGCGCTGAATCAGAGAAGACTATTTCAGCTAGGCAAGCTGCAGTCGATAAACTTCTGAATGCGGTGATCTAACCCATTCCTGCCGCCCCACACTGGCAGCGGCAGGGTAAAAGCACTCCGTAACCGTTACATTTTCCAGCCCTCCAGTTGTCTGCCTGTTCACGTTGCTGGGTCAGGCTCCCGCGCTTATGTCCCCTTGCACCCGTCATAGCCGAAGCTGATAAGAGCAAGCGGGGTTAAAAGTCTTTCTCCCTAAAGAACGTCTCCGGTCGATCCCTCTCGGGGCCGGGGAGTGATTGCATCGCTCACCCCTGGGCGTCTTACCTGTGTGGCTTCCTGCCGGTGACGTTGTTGCTGTCTATGGAGTTATTAAAAACCATGGTTGTTTTCATGTCAACAACGATAGTTGTTGTGGTTGTTTGATTGGTTTTATTTGGTTGTTTTTAATGGTGATTTAATTTTAATTTTAATTTTTTCGTGAGGGCTGGATAAGTGGCAGGAGGCGTTGTAAATGTGAGTGAAATTTGTACGTAAGTGTGCATGGGGGAGCCAGATTCAGATCCGGCATATGAGAGGTGTGCAGGATAGTGGGTGATGTTGGTGAAGAACGGCGGAGAAACGGGAAGGGTACAGAGTGTAGGCACAAAAAACCCGGCGCGGTGGCCGGGTTCTGAAGTTAGTGTTTGGTAGGTAGGGTCGGCTTTTGTAGTGCCTGGATTACTCGTTCTGCCTGTGGCGCTGGTAATGCTTTTTGCTGAACTTTATTGGCCAAGTATGTTTTGAGGTGAATGTTCACATATGTTGTATACAACCAATCCCTGAAAATCCCGAGTGCCGAGTTAGGATAGATATAGGCTTCTTTTTGGGCGCCTTTACTTTGGGGGAAGTCATCAGGATAGTTGTGAGGATGCAGAGTTCTTTCACCATGAACTTCCGCTAGTTTATTGGATTTCCAGTATGTAGCCCATCTTTGACCAACACTGATATCTGGTATCGAGTGGGGATCAAGTTTAAATTCGCTGTTGATTAATCTTACTGTAAGATCAGCCATTTCACGGAATATGGAAAAGTAACCGATTGGAATGGAGTCATTTGCGAGAATCCGTTGTTGAAAAACATTCCAAGATGAACTTACTACAGCTTGGTTTGGTGCATATCCTGACTGTTCGTAAATCATCCTCTTGAGAGTGTAATCAGCTAGCCGTACAAATGTGTTCCTGGCATGGGAGTTGTCAAATCCAGTGGCATCAAAGGCGTAATACTGAAGGATAGACATGCACACGTAGTCGGGGTATGCATGGGTCTCGATGCCTGATTTATTCACTGTTCTAGTAAATAGTTCTTTTACATTACTATGGCCACGTAACTCTAGATAAGATGCAACTTTTGAACCTCGTGGCTTACTCTTCTCAGTCTCCCAGTTTGTGGTAAAAACACGTAGAGGAGTATCATCGATACCGCAAAGTTTTGCTAAACCATAAAGAGTAAGATAGGGAGTTCCATCATTAAGAACGCCCATGGGTATCCCATCGACTGTCACTTCAACTTCAGGGTAAAGATTCAAATTACCTTGGGATCCGATACTAGGAAAATTACTCATAAAAAATTGATTCCTATTGTTATATGGCCGGGTTCGGCCTTTCCCTCGCAAGTAATCAAACGACCCAGTCTATTGCCGGGTTCGTGCTGTGTATACTTCTTCGGCAATGCCGTAAATTACATGCCGCATCTCTGCGATCTTTCTAAATCTTGCTGCTTAAAAATCGTCAATAAGCTTTTGAGCTATTGCATACACTTGCTGAGGGTTAAATTCTCCCTTCACCTCATTTGGGTAGTTGCATTCTTCGATGGTCCATTGGCTTGGTTGCTCGCCATCGCCATTGATATGAACGCCAGGGGCATTTCTATGATGCTCTCTGTTTTCGTTCACACTTTTTATAGCACCTACTGCATTATCACGTTCATAGCCATTGCGGCAAGCTGTGCATCTGTCCAACGCCTTTCATCTCCGATTTTCTCTGCTTCGCCATCTAGTTCCCAATCTGCAGCCATTTTTACCTCTCCTGTGGTTGAAATTCATTAGTTATCATAAATATAACAGGCCATTACCTATCCAAACGCCTCATCACTTCCCTGGCATTGCATACCCACCGATGATGAACCAAGCCAGGAGGACTAAAGCTGCGACAATGATGGCGACAGGGAACAGGTATCCGATCTTCATGTTTTTCTCGTTGTTTTACAGGGTGTTGCTTACCACAGAGTGGAAGTCCAGAACATGCGTCCAAGGATCTCTATCTGATCAATGTCAGCCTCTTCATCGTCGTACTCCGCACTATTGAAGCTACGAATTATCACCTTATTTGGCCCTGAGCGATGAAGGGCTTTGAGACGTTTCCAACCATCCTGATTGATGGCATAAACTTTGCCATCGACGATTTTCTTATCGAGCAGGTTAATAGCAACGGTGGAACCCTCAGGGATTAGTGGTTCCATGCTGTTACCATGCGCAGGGAAACATAAGACGCTTCCTTTTTGAGCTCCAACACGCTTTAGTGTTGCCTTCGAAAAACGCAACATAAAGCCGTTGTAGTCGTCTTCTCCGTAGCTGCCGTCTCCGCACGCCAACTCTATATCCTTTAAGAACGGCACTTCTACCTCATCCTCTGGTAAGGGGGTGCTGCCATCCCATGCATCTACAGTTCCCCAATTGCGCTCAGGAGGGATGCTGGATTCTCGATCTGTCTTCGATGGGCTCTCTCGCATCTCCCCATATCCAGAAGAGAGCCATTCTGGCCGTACTCCAAGAGCATTTGCTAGATCAAGAATCTTTGTCGTTTCCTTGGCTTTGCCTACCTCGATTTTTTGGATGGCAGCCTGGCTAACGCCGATCAACTCCCCAAGAGCTTTCTGAGAAAGCCCCTGTTCTTTTCTGGCTAGCTTTAGCCTTTCAGCAAGTGTCGTTTTCATCTTATCAATTTACAACCTCGGTTGTATAGGTTCAAACGAATGTGGTTGTTGACTTAAAACAACCATGGTTTTATTATCAATCAAAATGACGATGAGGGTTGTTTATGAATGAAGTGATAAAAACCGCTATCGCTTTGGTTGGGTCGCAAAAAAAACTTGGTTCTGCCTGCGGGGTATCTCAACAGGCTGTTTATAAATGGCTCCACAACAAGGCGAAAGTTTCACCTGAACACGTAGGCCACATCGAGCGAGTAACCAATGGGGTGGTCCCTGGACACATGATTCGCCCCGATCTGCCGCACATGTTCAAAAAACCAAACTAATCACTATTACACAATGGAAATTGTAAATGGAATCAGTCGCAACAACACGCAACGAAGCTCAGGCGATTCAGAGCGACATCATGAGCCGCATTGCAGCTATCGGGGTGACAAGCCTGGCCGGCGCGATCGGCGTTGATAAATCGCAGGTGAGCCGCTGGCAGAGCAAAGGAGGGCTGGTGGAGAAAGCTAGCCTGCTGCTGGCCGCTACCGGGTTTCGGCGTTCGGAAACCATGCTGACGTTCAGGGGAGAGGAAACTGCAGAGCTGGCGCGCGGGTTAATGGCGATGCTTGAGCACATCCGGGAACCAAAGACGGAATAGGGGGCTTTATGGCCTGGGGCAAGAAGAAAGCCGAGCAGTTGCAGCTGGTCGGCAATCACTTTTCTAACTGGGAGTTCTGCAATGAACAGCCTGATTGTTATCGATATGTCGGTATCTCGTCAAGGGTTGAAAAATGTCCGGCTCGCAAAGCATTGAGCTCGATCGGTATTACACAGACTGGCGGGGAGTGCAGGTTCACGTCATCCGCTGGGATCGGGTTGAGCGGAAGGTCATTTTCACGCGAGAGGGTTATCCGCATGAGTGCATGCAACCCCTTGAGAGATTCAAAGAGAAATTTAAGCGAGTCGAAGTATGAGCATGAACCTGATGGCGCAGGCTATGAGCATCAAAGTGGGCAACCCACTCCGCAAGTTGGTGCTGATCAAGATAGCTGATAACGCGAACGACAAGGGCGAGTGCTGGCCTTCATATCAGCATGTCGCTGACCACTGTGAGTGCAGCAAAAGCGCTGTGCGGGCGCACATTGAGGCATTGATAAAGATGGGTTTACTCACCAAAGAGAACCGCCTAGGCGTGAACAATGGGAAGGGGAATACCTCGAATCTCTACTATCTGACCCTGGACAACCCTGTGCCGTCAGAAAGCATAGCCCCCTGTGCCGTCAAAAAGCATAGCCCTATGCCGTCAAAAAGCACAGGGGTGTGCCAGCAGGTGACACGGGGTGTGCCGTCAGAAAGCACACCCCCTATGCCAGCAGATGGCACCAGAACCAGTCACTCTTTTGAACCAGTCATTGAACCAAAAGACCCCCCCCCCATAGCCCCCAAGAACGATGCGGGAGCAGAGAGCCCATCAGCTGAGGCTGTGGAAGTTCTCGATTTTCTGAATGAAAAAATCAACGGCAGGACGCCAAAGCGCGCCGACACGTTGCGTGATATTACCGAACGCCTGGCGGACGGCAACAGCGCCGCCGAATTGAAGCTGGTGGCTGAACACCGCGCAAGCCTGCTGTTGGGCGATCCGAAGATGGGCCACATGCTCAGCGCCAAGATGATTTTCGATGCTGTCCGATTCGGTGGGTATCTTGCTGCTGCCAAAGCCTGGGATCGTCAGCGAAGCCACAAAGCCGCTATGGCCAAAGTGGTCGAACAGCAGCGCCAAGAGCCGGTTGCCGGTGACGCGCCGGAGATTGATTTCGATGAGGCTTTCGATCGCCTAATCCGTGATGCTGCGATGCCAGAAAATGACGCTGAGAGACGCGCGCAGCAGCAGGTACGCAAGAACGGATTTGGAAACGTTGACGAAAGCAAAGCTCGCCAGCAGTGGCGCCCAATTTTAACCAGAGCTTACGCTATGTCAGGAGTTCAGGCATGAGAGCGATAGTCAAAGCAGCTGTGCAGCACGATCTGGGAATTGCCCTGATCCCGGTAGACGAAAAGCTGGTGCCGTACATGACAGGCCGCGTGATGGTTTCCACGTTGCCGGACGAGTTCAAGGGATCGCCTGACGGTATTTTGCCGGCGGTGGAGCATGAGATCGCAAATGACCCGCGCCTGCAGGATTTCTTCCAGCATGAGCACGTCACAAACGCCTGCGGTGGAGTTAACGCGATTGAAGCCTGGGCGACGCAGTTCACGAAATGCCAGTACAGCAAGCACGATCGGCCGGCTACGATTCTGGACACAGAGCGCGTCGGGCATTCAGCCGTTCGCATCTGCCCGCAGTGCTACAAACAAAGCCTGGGCGTATCGCCAAAGCTGGAAAAAATCGCTGCTCGCAACACGGCGCGCTGGGTGGTGGCAACGGCAAAACACCGCCTGAAGTCTGAGGGACAGTTGACCATTCCTGAGCTGCTGCTGTGGGCCATGTTGTCCGGCGTATTCGACCTGATCCCCGATGAGGTCGCACGCACAGTAACCGATTTGCCAGAGCCGAAGGTTATCACCGGCACTCGCAAGGAATCCGAGATGGACTGCACGCCGGGGGCCACTGCGATTATTTCCAAACAGGCGGTCAAGTGCTTCACCGTTGATCCGGCGCCACAAAAGGCCTTCATGCTGCGGCCGAAGCTCACCCGCGTAGAGGACAGCAAATATACGCGCTGGGTTAAGACTCGGCCTTGCTGCGGTTGCGGCGCCCGCGCTGATGACCCTCACCACATCATCGGCCACGGATTGGGCGGAATGGGAACCAAGCCCAGTGACTACCTGACAATCCCGCTCTGCCGCACCTGTCACCGCAAACTGCATGACGACCCAACGGCGTGGGAAGCAGAACATGGTAGCCAAACCGATTTGCTGGCGCAGTTCATGGATTACTCCATTGGCATCGGGGCGATCGCATGAAAGAGGTGACCATAACACGCCAGCAGTACCGGAACGTCTGCGATGCGCTGCTGAACACAGCCAATCTGAACGAGCAGCTTTTGCTGCTCTCAACCGCCGACAAACGATCAGAAAGAGTTCATCGCCAAGCCAGCAAACTATTACAAAAAATTCGCCAGCAACTTCAGGAAGCCGTGGGAGAAAAAGCATGAGAGACATCCAGCTAGTTTTAGAGCGTTGGGGCCAGTGGGCGAGAGACAACAGCGGTGTGGATTACTCTCCGATCGCAGCAGGATTTAAGGGGCTTCTGCCGAATACGAGCAAGAGTAAGCCTTCATGCTGCGATAATGACGGCCTGATAGTAGATGGCGCTGTGGGTAGATTGAAGAAGGTACGCGACGAAAGAGAGCTTGGGGTAATCATGCTGCATTATCGATACGGGGTATCAAAATCGGAGATTGCCCGTAGATGGAAGGTTTCAGAAGGGAACATAAGGCAAAAGCTGATGATGGCAGAAAGCTTTATAGAAGGCTGTTTAGCTATGACCGGGGCAACGCTTGAGATGGACGCTTGGTCTCAGAAATCATCTGTATTGGCATCACGCGAACAATGGCACTAAATACTTGTCATATTGTATTAAAAATATTACACCTTAGATTGGATACTAAACCAATCCGGTGAAAGCGGAAAATATAATTACTGGTTAGTGTGCTGTGTTAATTAGTGATGTCTATCCACAGGGAACCAGCCATTTGCACAAAATTGCCATTCTGATTGTATTTGACTTGTTTTTTCTTAACTTATATGTAATAAAAATCCAACAAAAGAAATGATTGCCTTCATAGTTTGGCTTTGCCCCCCCATAAGGGGGGGTTAATCATTGGTGGCATATTTTTTTGATATTTCTGATGTTGCTCGTTCCATTCCGGGATATATAGTGCCTTCGGTAATGTTCAACTTGGCTAATTGTTTGAGGATGGCAGGTTTATTTCTAATAATAATCCGCCTTACCCCAAATGCAGGATCTAACTCTGGTAATACTGCGTTATGGCCAAATAATAGGAATGCACCTGACTGTGAAGATATCCGTTCATTGCTAACCCTGCCTTTTACGAATATAACACTGCTAAGATCGGCTGGATTTATTCTATTCTCAAAATAGGATTTCTCTTCCTTGATGTGGTGTAATAACTTCAAGCATGAATGAGACTCTTGTGGTCGGATATTGTTACTTATAAGCTTGTCAAGGCCATTCTTAAGTGCAGGGGATAGCATTGCAAGATTAGCTACACAACTAACTGTATCAGAGTCGAAGAATTTAATGTTACCTCTTGGGGTTGAGAATGATATCACATGTCCATCAATTTCTTTTTTATTTTTATACTTAACTCCGATGCAAGCAAAGTATAAGGCTATTAAAGGGTTTGATGTTATATCTAAAAGTCTTGTCGGAAGGCCAAAATGCTGCATGCGCACAAGTTTATCTAGCATTCTATTGTCATTTATAAATTCGGCTGGTCTTGCAGTGAGGATTTCACGGACCATCGTGGCCTCTTCATCTAAGTATCTCCATTTGCCAGTTGCGGTTTTTCTAAATAAAGAAGGTGTTAGTTGATAAGATACATCAGAGTGACCTCTATAAAAAACCTCGTGGTTGTCACCATGATTAGATTCTAAAACTACCTGTAGAAACTCCTGAACGTTATTTATGATAACATCAGATGTTACTTTATCTACTAACCCTTTTATATTTTCATTGTTATTCTTAACTTTATCTCTATAGCTAATTCCTAAGTATTTAAAAAAAGTTCTTAATGTAATGTCTTTTATAGCCCAATGAGTTCGATGTAACCCGTATGGGCCAAAAGCTGATAATACATCTCGCTCTTTAATTTTATCTAATTGTATATGATCATAGCTTAACATCACTTTATAATCATATGTTAACTCCTGAGAATTAAAGTTTAAATTGGAAATGTACCCAACTCTAAGTGAAATGCACTTCTGTCCATTATGTAAGTATTCCTCCGTCATAAACACTGTTGTAAGTTCTTCAATAATTGCGAGTGATTTATCGGTTAGGGGTGTGAGTTTAAGACGGACATTCTCAGTTGTCGCCTCTAGCATTCGAGATAGTGGGAATGAATCTGTACCACTCCGATTTAAAAATACAGGCCATTTCTCATAAATTTCCGGCTCGCCGCCTACTATTAGATTAAACATAAAAAATCCACCAGTAATATTAAAGAAATGTCACCTATGTTGTTCTTAACATGTCGAGGTGTTTTTATATTGTCGATCATTGATGAAATTGATTTCGCTTTTTAGTTTTTGTGTACATAATAACCCACTGTTATTATTTCGTTTTTAATAATGAGTGTATTTATTTCTCTTTGGTGCCGTATATTAGCAGTACATTGTTTTCACTCTATTGTTCGCATGGGTATTATTGCATGGTTTTTGAATTTTTCCAGTCCGATATACACCGCCATGCCTGTTTCTTTCAGTGAAATTTTTGTCACTGCAGTTAGCTTCATACCGTAAAGTGTTAGGTTAAATTTTAGCAAATGATAATCATTAATGTTGTCTCGAGCGTAAAATTCTACTTTTCGTTACGAATTTTACTGGTTATTGTGCTAAAAGTGGTTATGCAGTGATGTAGCGTGCCTATTTTAAGTCCTCGCTTCGGGGGGAAGGCATGCTGGCAAGCCGTTATGAGGAAGTGGGGGCGTCACTCCGAATCCAGTTAAGATACACCGTTTCTATCAAGCCCTAGCTTTACCACTAGAGCTTTTTCGCTTAATTATTTCAGAAGCTTTTGGGCTTCTTCAATTAACTCGGCATGCCTACGCATTTGAGGAGCTATCTGTTTTTGCTTATCTGCGTCTGAGGCGCTAGACATTGCAATCTTAAGAGTTATGTCTGCTATTTGTTGCAGTGATGTGTGTATGGAGTTAAGTTGACTATTAATATGTTCTTCCATAATTACCTCGCTATATAATATTGACATTCAGAATGTCATGATCTTAATGCTAAACCTTCCATTTTGGAGGGTACAAAAATAGAAAATCTAGAGCAAGCCCTAATTTAATCTTTCAGGGCTTTTTGCATTTAGTCGAGCGCTAAAACAGTCAGCATCTTACACACATCCTCTATAGCTGAGTGACAAAAGCGGAGGGCTATCCCATTTATATCTTTACCACCCGAAACCGGGAAGAGCCCCGGAAGGGGGAGGTTATGAAAATGCCCTGGAAGAACGAGCCCAACATCCTATCAATGCTGATTGCGTTCGGTATGACCTTGCTGGGAGCCGTTGCCAGTTACTCATTCAAGGTGCTGAACGGCGAGGCCTTTAGTTGGCGCACGCTGTTTCTGCAGCTCTTCGTTTCTATCTTCGCCGGGTTAACTATGGTGATGATCGCCCTGCATTACGAGTGGCCTTCAGAAGTTATGGGAGGCGTGTGCGGCATGGCTGGTTGGTCTGGCGCGTCTCTGATTAAAGCGCTAGAGCGTCGATTCCTGAATAAAGCGAGTGATAGCAATGAATATCAGTAAAGACGGCATTGAGCTGATTAAGCGCTTTGAAGGCCTGCGGCTGAAAGCCTATCAGGATTCGGTTGGCGTCTGGACGGTTGGTTACGGATGGACGCAGCCAGTTAACGGTAAAAAAGTCGGCCCCGGCATGCAGATTGATCAGGCGACTGCCGATCGGTTGCTGAAATGCGGCGTTGTGCAGTATGAGCAGGGCGTTAATCAGCTGGTGAAGGTGAAAATCACTCAGGGCCAATTCGATGCACTGGTGAGCTTTGCGTATAACCTCGGCTTGCGGTCGCTGAGCACATCGACGTTGTTGAAAAAACTGAATTCATGCGATAAAGCTGGCGCCGCCGACGAGTTCAGTAAGTGGGTAAATGCTGGCGGTAAACGGCTTGATGGTCTGGTTGCACGCCGTGCAGCAGAGCGCGAGATGTTTTTGTCATGAACACCTCATTCAGCTTCCGCATGATGGCGATCGGCCTGTTACTTGTGGCGCTAATTGTTGCCGGCAGGCTGGCGTTTTACTTCCACAGCAACGCAGTAAAGGCCGGTGAGCAGGTTAAGCAGCAGGAAAAGTCGCTGGCGCAGCAGTCAGGACTGATCTCAGCCCTGCAAGCACAAGACCGGAAGAACAGAGCCTTGGCTGCGGAGCAACAACAAAGAGAGCAGCTACTACGCCAGCGCGAGGAAACCTACCAGAGGAAATTGCGTGATGCACTTAAAGGCAGTAAATGTGGGAATAGTCCTATGCCTGCCGCTGTTGTTGAGCTCCTGCAGCAGAACGCGGCCGGTACCGCAGCAAGTCGTACTATTACCCCCTGAATCAGTGTTTACACCATGCGAGCAGCCAAACCTACAAGGCGACACCTGGGGCGATGCACTGAGCTACGCGCTAGAGCTCCAGACGGCGCTTAATATCTGTGCTGGTCAGGTTGAAACACTGAATAAGTGGCGAAAAAAATTGAAAAATGAGTGACACCAATAGGCGTGAACACCTATTGGTGATAGAGCTAGAATAGTGTACTAAGGAATTTTATACCTGCATATAATGATCCGAAAACGGTTAAGTGTGTATTAGCTAACTCCATCAATGATTTGTACTTTTCGAGGCGTGATGGTTTATCATCAGCCTCCTTGAGCTCATCCATTGTCTTAATTATCTGATTTTTAATTGATTCATTCAGCGAGCTACTGTTGATTTCAAGTTTTGTCGATTCGATAGCAGCATCCAGACTGGTCGTTTCTACAGAAAAATCGGATACCTGATTGCTATGAGATTCACCTTCAAAAACAATGCCATCGCCGCCCATGTGGCCGACACGGACATTACTAACGACGTTATTATTAGCACCTTCAGTAAATCTTACTACAGCATTTTTTTTCTTTTCCATTCCAGCACCATTATTGCATCCAGTAAATTGAAGTTATTGATCATACCAAACATGCTATTAACGTAAACAAATAGCCAGTTTTATAAGTAGAAATTTGGTTGTCCCCCACAGAGCATCTACAAGATGCCCTGACTATCGTCGCTTGACGTATAATTCCTCCCAACAGGAGGATTTCATGTCATACAATCTCGGCAATTTGCCAAAAGAAGAAATGGACAAGGTGAACGTAGACCTTGCGGCGTCAGGTGTGGCGTACAAAGAGCGCATGAACATGCCGATCGTTCCGGCTCAGGTGGAGGCGGAGCAGCCTGAACACCTACGCGAGCTTTTTCGCGAGCGCCTGCAGCATTACCGTAGCCAGAGCCACAAATTCCCAGGGCCAAACGACCCGCGATACCAGCAGATGGCTGAGGCCAACGGCAAGAAATGACTGAACCCGCTCCGGCGGGATTTTTATTGGGAGAAAATCATGGCTAAAACAGCACAGGATGAGAGCCATGAGAGGCGCCCATATCCACCGTTACGGTTTATCGAAGACCATCAACTGACGCCTTTTATTGGCCTGGTGCCTGCGAATGAGGTTCAGGAGTGGATGCAGCGCCAAATCATCGATGATGCCGGCAGCCTGTTTAATCCAGACCACAGCCACCTTGCAGACGCCGATCTGCGATTTATGTGGGCATCGTCCGCGGTTGAGAAGAAAGGACGCCATGTGCTCGGCCAAGCTGAAGAGGTGGCGATGCGCGCCGGCGGCTGGCAGAAGGCCCGGATGGAACAGCAGATGCATGAGTGGTTCGGCGAGGTACCGAAATTCATCATCACGTTGGCTGCCGACTACTGCTCACAGTGTTCTGATGCTGAGTTCTGCGCCCTGGTCGAGCATGAGCTATACCACATCGCACAGGCTACAGACGATTTCGGCGCACCAAAATTCAACAAGGAAGGCCAGCCGGTGCTGAAGCTGCGCGGCCACGACGTTGAAGAGTTTGTTGGCGTAGTTCGTCGGTATGGCGCCAGCGTGGAAGTTCAGGAACTGGTTGATGCGGCTAACAGGCCTGCGGAGGTAGCACAACTAAACATTGCCAGGGCGTGCGGTAACTGCATGTTGAGGCTGGCGTAAAGCTGTATTCAGATTGTCATGGAGGTGACCAATGGCAGCATTATCGACAGAGGTTAAAGCCTTCATTGTTCAATCACTCGCCTGTTTCGAAAGCCCGAAAAAAGTCATTGATCTTGTAAAGGCTGAATATGGCATCGATGTCTCACGGCAGCAGGTATCACAATACACGCCCGGCAACGCAATGGCGTCCAAGTTGAGCCAGAAGTGGATCGACCTGTTCAATGTCACTCGTAAACGATTCCAGAATGAGATCGCCGACATCCCGATCGCAAACAAAGCGTACCGGTTGCGCGTTCTTGACCGAATGGCGAACAATGCTGAAAAGATGAAGAACTACGGTATGACCTCGCAACTTATCGAGCAGGCAGCCAAAGAAATGGGTGACGCCTATACCAATCGCCAGAAAGTAGAGCATACAAGTCCTGATGGCAGCATGACTCCGAAGCCTACCATCATCCAATTACTGCCCGTTGAGCCGAAAGCATGAGTGAAGCCGTTCAACTACCGATCCCAGCAAAGCTAGCTCCGCTGTTCACCGTCATGGATAAGCGCTATCGCTGCTCACACGGTGGCCGCGGTAGTGCTAAGACACGCACCTTTGCCATGATGACAGCAGTTAAAGCCTACCAGGCTATGATGAATGGCGAAGCTGGGGTAATCCTTTGTGCTCGTGAGTTCATGAACTCACTGGAAGAGTCGAGCATGCAGGAGGTTAAGCAGGCGATCCTGTCGGTGCCATGGTTAGCAGCCAATTTCGATATTGGTGAAAAGTACATCCGAACCATCGATAAGAGCGTGAATTATGTGTTCTGTGGTCTGCGGCATAACCTCGATAGCATCAAGTCGAAGGCGCGGATCTTGCTTTGCTGGGTTGATGAGGCTGAATCAGTCAGCGAAATAGCCTGGCAGAAGCTGAGCCCTACCGTACGTGAGGAAGGCTCAGAGATTTGGGTAACGTGGAACCCAGAGCGCGACGGTAGTGCCACTGATAAGCGTTTTCGCAAAGAGGCTGGCGATGACTGCATTACCGTTGAGATGAACTACACCGATAATCCCTGGTTCCCCGACGTGCTGGAAGGTGAGCGGCTGAACGATGAGCGCCGTCTTGATCCGGCAACATACGCATGGGTATGGGAAGGGGCTTACCTCGAAAACTCGGATAAGCAGGTACTGGCCGGCAAATATCGGATTGCTGAATTTTCCGACAATCTCTGGAAAGAGGCGGAACGCCTGTTCTTCGGTGCCGACTTCGGTTTCGCTAAAGACCCGAATACGTTGGTGCGTTCATTCATTCTGCATAACCGCCTTTACATCGAATATGAGGCATATGGTCAGCATACCGAACTTGACCACATGCCTGAGCTGTACGACACCATCCCCGGTGTGCGTGACTGGCCCATTAAGGCCGACTCAGCGCGCCCGGAGACAATCAGTTATCTCAAGCGACAGGGATTCAATATTTCAGCTGCTGAAAAGTGGCAGGGAAGCGTTGAGGACGGGATCGCCCATCTCCGTGGCTTTGACGAAATAATCATTCATCCTCGCTGCAAGAACGTTGCGCGCGAGGCACGGCTCTGGTCTTACAAAACTGACCGTATCACCGGTGAAGTGTTACCAAAACTGGCAGATGGCAATGAGCACTGTTGGGATGGGATACGCTATAGTCTGGATGGACATATCAAACGCAAATCTCAGGTCGTCGGGATGCTGATCCCTAAGCGACTACGTGATTGATTGAGCGTCCTCAACCAACAATGACGTGACCTCAATGTGGTTTTCTCGATAGTTGCAACAAGGAGAATGTTATGGCTGATTTATCACCACTTAATAAATGGTTGAAAGTATCAACCTGGGATACTGGGCATCCAAAAGATGATGAGCGATTCTACAAGGCAGTAAGAGAAACAATTTCAATTAATGATAATAAAACGATGGATCAGGGTGAAGTTCATCAGCATATTGTTGATTATCACATAGGTAAGATAAATCCAGGCAGGCTTGAAAAATTGGCGGAAGACTACTCCGGCAGGTTTGCTGTTGTTGTAGATTTCCTCTATGAAAACAAAATCAAGGTATAACGTTACTGTATCTACATAAGGTCGCTCATGCGGCCTTTTTTATTGCCTTAAAGCCACCCAAACGGAAACCACATGAACAAAAATCTCCAGCTGGCCGTCAACCACGCGTTGAACGACGCCAGGATTGAGCGTGCTCGTATGGCGATGCTTGGGCCGTCTATGGGCCTGGATAATAAACGCGGCTCCGCCTGGTGCGAATACGGCTTTCCTGAGCAGATCACTTACGAGAATCTTTATTCACTGTATCGCCGCGGTGGTATTGCGCATGGCGCCGTGGAAAAGCTGGTGGGGAAATGCTGGCAGACCAACCCGGAGATCATCGAGGGTGATAAGGCCGACGAGAAGCGCGCAGAAACTGCCTGGGAGAAAAAACTCAAACCGGTATTCACGAACCGGTTATGGCGCGCTTTTGCAGAGGCTGACCGTCGGCGGCTTGTCGGACGTTACTCTGGCATTTTGTTGCACATCCGCGATAACAAACCATGGAATACCGAAGCAGCCAGAGGGCGAGGCCTCGAGAAAGTCACAGTAGCCTGGGCTGGTTCACTAAACGTGAGCGAGTGGGATACCGGTCTTAACTCGCAAACATACGGCCAACCGAAGATGTGGCAATACACGGAACGGCTTTCAAATGGCGCCACGCGCCGTGTCGAAATCCATCCAGACCGGATCTTCATCCTTGGTGACTACACCGACGACGCTATCGGATTCCTTGAGCCAGCATATAACGCATTTGTCAGCCTGGAGAAAGTAGAGGGCGGTTCCGGTGAGTCATTCCTGAAGAACGCAGCGCGGCAGTTGGCGCTTAGCTTCGACAAAGAGATCGACTTCGGCAGTCTGGCGTCTATGTATGGCGTCAGCGTTGACGAATTGCAGGACAAGTTCAACGAAGCCGCGCGCGAGATGAACCGCGGAAACGATGTGCTTATGAGCCTGCAGGGCGCCGCTGTTACCTCCCTGGTTTCCCCTGTGTCTGACCCAAGCCCAACCTATTCTGTGAACCTGCAGACGGCTTCTGCCGGCGTTGATATTCCTTCGCGGATACTGGTAGGCAACCAACAGGCTGAACGCTCAAGCACCGAAGACCAAAAGTACATGAATGGGCGCTGCCAGAGTCGCCGCGGTGATCTGTCGTTCGAAATTGAGGACTTCTGCGACAAGCTGATCGACCTGAGAATTATCGATTCTGTCGGCCAGAAAACAGTCATCTGGGATGATCTCAATCAACAGACTCGTGCTGAGCGTCTGGCGGACTCTAAGACCATGGCGGAGGTGAATAAGGCTATGGTTGAAAGCGGTGATACGGCGCCGTTCAGCGGTGAGGAAATTCGCACTGCTGCAGGATTCGAAACTGAAGGCGGCGACCCGCTTGGAGAGACAGGGGATGACGACGAAACCTAAGCCTCCAATCCTGCCGAGCAACATCAAAGATCCCACAGGAGTTGATAAGTTAGAGCGTGGCGCCATGCGTGAGTTTGCAAAGCGCATGAAGCTGATAACGAAAGGCTATATCGACATCCTCAACCGCATACCTGCCGAACCCGTCGTAAACGAGCGCTACACCTTCCGTCTTGAGCAGGGGCTTCTGTCAATGCTGCTTCAGAACGGTGAAGCGCTGGTGGACGAAATTCTGCTGGAGGGTGGGGAGTTCAATCTATGGTTCTTTGGCCGCTATGTGTCCGTGGCTTACCAGCGAGGAACGGCGCAGGAGTATTACAACCTCTCTCAGCAATCCTCCGCTTATTCCGCCGGCCAGCAGGATGTTCCCAACATCTTGTTGAGTGAGCCATATCAGCTGCGGCTGATTCTGGTCAGAGCGCGTGAATTCGAAGAGATGAAAGGGCTCAGCGCTCAGGTTAAGAGCGATATGGCGAGAATTCTGACAGATGGCATTGCCAGGGGGCTAAACCCGCGGGACGTAGCCAAAAACCTCAACGAGCAAACCGGCATTGAAACCCGACGCGCGAATCGCATTGCCAGGACTGAGATCACGACCGCACTGCGGCGCGCGCGGTGGGATGAAGCTCAGGATGCGCAAGACCGCTACGGCATCAAAACAAAGCTGCTTCACATCTCTGCCTTAAGCCCTACCACCCGAGCAACGCACGCCGCCAGGCATGCTCACCTGTACACGCAGGATGAGGTGAGGGAGTGGTACACGAAGAACGGCAACGCCATCAACTGCAAATGCTCGCAGCTTTCCGTGCTGGTGGATGACAAGGGGAACCCTCTCACTCCTTCGATCATCGACAAGGCCAGGCAGACGTTCAACGACATGAAGGAGAGAGGCTACAAATGGGCAGAGGGTTAATCCATGAAAGTTCAAGTTAACGTCACCACGAAGGTCAACAGCCAGGCAATTCGCCGCGAGGCATATAACGGCCGCGAGCACCTTGTTTTGCCGAGCTACACACTACCGGCAAACGTGGTCATGAATGATGGGCTGTATACGGCCAGCGAAATCGATGCTCACTATCAAGGTCTTGAAGGCACGCTGGCGCCGCTGGGGCATCCTCAGCTAAATGGCGCATTCATCTCTGCCTTTTCTCCTGAAGGTATCAACCAGGGCCATATCGGCGCCTGGAATCGCAATGTGAAGAAATCGGGCAACCGGGTCTACCTGGAAAAGTGGGTTGATACCAAGATCGCCAACCAGAGCGAGGGCGGCAGGGAACTTATCTCCCGCGTAGAAGCCATTGAGCGCGGTGAAGATGTTCCACCTATTCACACCAGCGTTGCAGTGTTTCTCGACCAGCTTGAGCCCAATGAGCAACAGAAGGCCACAGGCGCCAAGTGGGTGGCGAAGATTCACGGCATGGATCATGACGCAATCTTGCTGCATGAAGTAGGCGCAGCGACACCTGAGCAGGGCGTTGGTCTGATGGTTAACGCTGACCTTGCCACGCCGTTAAAGGCCAACTCTGGCGCGCTGATTGGCGAATCCTACCGGGATCGTGAGCAACGCCTAGACCGAGCTGCAAAAGATAAATTTGCTCCCGGCGAAAATGAATATGCCTGGGTGGCAGACTTCACCGACTCTCAGGTGGTGATCATCCGCAACGGCGGCACTGCCCAGGTTTATGGCTACACATCGGATGGCGGAAAAATCACCTTTGATGAAACCGGCACCCCGGTTGCGCGCCAGGAATCCTGGGTAACGGTCGTCGCCAACAAAGTTAAATCCCTTTTCAATCCGCAGGGACAACCTGCAACCAACCACCAAACGGAGGGCGACATGCCTTTAACCACTGAAGAGAAACAAGAGCTGATCACCGAAATCGGCAAAGGCCTGGCCGCCAACTTCGCCGAGGCGCTCAAACCTATTACCGAGAAAGTTGAAGCGCTGCAGGCCAACCATACCAAACTAGCCGAAACTCTTACTGCCAACTCCCGCGCAGAAGAGAAAACCAAGCGTGAAGCAGTGGCGAAAGTTCACGGCGAAATCGTGGCAAACGCGCTGCAAGGCGAAGCGCTGGAAGCGATGTTTAAAACGCTGGGCGAATCGGCGCCACTGGCAGGTAACTCAGGCCAGCATCAGCAAGAATCCGGCGCACCCGCCGCAGATGCATACTTCAAATAAGGGGGCTATCCAATGCCACGTTATCGTCGCGTAAACATCGACGGAAAGTCGCTGTATAAGACCGAAACCCGTACCACTGCCGCGGCACTTTTGCCAGGCACTGCTGCCGTCATCAACGCCAGCGATGAATTCGCTCAGGCTACCGCGTTAAAGGGCCGGATCTACATCATCGACGTTGCCTACCATCAAGGGCTGAAAATCACCGAGGCGGTTCCTGCTGGCGACTCTGCTGTAGGCAACTACGTGGAAGAAGGTCGTGAATTGGCGCTGCTCTGCGTACCTGGCGCGTACAAGAAAGACAGCCCGATCAAGCTTGGCGCTAACGGCCAATTCACCCTGGCAACTGCTGACACTGATTCAGTGATCGGATACAGCCAGGACGAAGCCACTATCGCCGCTGGCGCTACCGATTTCATCCGCGTGCGTATGCGCGTTGGCACTGTCGCCGCTGGCGCTTAAAAGAAGGATAAAAGCACATGTATTTCTCCAAAGAGACATTGGCTGCTAATAGCCGCCTCGGCGGTCACTGGAATCACTTGTGGGCCAACCGCAACATCTTCAACACGCAGAATGACATGATGGTCAATCAGTACCGAGCATCTATGGATCCTGAGATGTTGGCAACCAATGCTGTAGGTGGATTCTCACGTGAATTCTGGGCCGAAATCGATCGCCAGGTATTGCAACTGCGCGATCAGGAAATTGGCATGGAAATCATCAACGATTTGGTCGGCGTACAAACGGTTCTGTCCGTCGGCAAAACAGCCAAGCTGTATAGCGTGGTCAGTGATATTGCTGATGATGTGTCGGTAAGCATTGACGGCCAGGCACCGTTCTCCTTTGACCACACAGAATACGCCAGCGATGGCGACCCAATTCCGGTATTCACTGCCGGATATGGTGTGAACTGGCGCCATGCTGCCGGGCTGAACACCGTGGGTATCGATCTGGTATTGGACTCGCAGATGGCGAAAATGCGCAAATTCAATAAAGAGCGCGTCAACTACTACCTGAACGGCAACCCGAACATTCAGGTGCAGTCCTACCAGGCCCAAGGCATCAAAAACCACCGCAACACCAAAAAACTGAATCTCGGCGCTGGCGCGGGTGGCGCTAACATCGACCTGACCACCGCCACCATGACTCAGCTGTTTGATTTCTTCGGTAAAGGTGCATTCGGTACGCTGGCCCGCACCAACAAAGTCGCTCAATACGATGTGATGTGGGTATCCCCAGAAATCTGGGCTAACCTGGCACAGCCATACGTGGTCAACGGCGTGGTGAGCGGCAATGTATTGCAGGCGGTATTACCATTCGCGCCGGTTAAAGAAGTCCGCATGACATTTGCGCTGAAGGGTAATGAGTTCGTCGCTTACGTTCGTCGCAGCGATGTGATTTCTCCACTGGTCGGCATGGCTGTTGGCGTTGTTCCGCTGCCGCGTCCTCTGCCAAACGTTAACTACAACTTCCAGATCATGTCTGCTGAAGGTCTGCAAATCACTGCGGACGATCAGGGGCTTTCCGGTGTTGTCTACGGTGCCAATCTGGCGTAAGGGGGAAACATGGCTAAATACGAAGTTATTCGCCCCTGGAATGGCGTAGAGATCGGTGATGTGTTGGAACTGGAAAAGCTTCACCCAGCGCTGAAATCTAACGTTCGGTTGATGCGTGGCGCGGCCGGCGGTGAACTGACCCCGGCCACCCCGAATGCCGGCAACGAAACAAAGTCGCGCAAGGATGCTATCAAGGCGCGGCTCACTGATCTGGGGATTGAGTTCAAAGGCAACCTCGGCGAAGAAAAGCTCGCTGAACTGTTGCCGGAAGGCGAGCTCGAAAATCTGTTCCCTGCTGAATAACAGCCGCCGCCAAGGCGGTTTTTTTATGCCCCGTTTCGGCGGGGCTTCTTCTTACAGGAATCAGCCATGGTGACTATAGAAAAGGCCAAGGAATATCTGGAGTCACAGGGTATCACCTTGCCTGATTTCGTCCTGGATGCGCTGGTGGAGCAGGTGAACAGCATTCAGGAATGTCTGGATGCGAATTACCCAGCGTCAACAGCGTTACTCATCCAACTCTATCTTCTCGGGCTCATGGGATTAGGCCAGGGCGATAAATACATCAGCTCTCAAACGGCGCCAAGCGGAGCATCTCGCTCGTTTCGGTATCAATCATTCAGCGATCGCTGGAAAGGGGCGCTGAATCTGCTGCGCGGGTTGGATAAAAAAGGGTGCGCTACAGGCCTGATCCCATCTGACCCAACAAACAAGGCTTTTGCCGGTGTCTGGATTGGCAAGGGCGGCTGCATGTGCGGTGGTGGTTAATGGCATGGATATCTGTCGCCGAACGATTACCAAAGCCTTTTGAACGCGTCTGGGTTAAGACTGACACAGCCAGGCAAACTACGGGATTCGTTAACGACCGCGGTGAGTGGAAATTTAATTGCCCGAAAATCGCGGCAGAACGGCCTGCGGTGATTAGCTGGAGAGAGTGACATGTCATCATTAGCCATTTGGTCATATACGGCTGAGGCCACGATATGGCGCAATCTCGGCAATAGCGAAGCGGGCGATCCTCTGGGTTGGGCTCCGCCTGAAATTATCATGTGCGATTACCAGGGCGGACTCTCGGCGAAGCTGAACAATATCGGTTCGGAAATCACTGTTAAAAACACTGTGTGGACTGAATTCACCGAAGCAAAGAAAGGCGACTATCTGCTTATCGGCGTGTCTACCATGATAGAACCGATCGCCGCGGGTGCCGATGAGGTGGTACAGGTGATCCGCTATGCCGACACGTTTGAGCGCCTGGCAGAGGATATAGCCATTCTGACGGGAGCATAGCGATGGGCGTAAAGATAAAAGGTATCAAAGAGGCCCAGCGGCGTCTTGATGCCGTGGTTGAGGATGTCAGGACGAGAAAGGCAGTCAGGGCTATCAAATCGGCTGTGATGATAATCGCTAATGAAGCTGCGCTGATGACCCCGGTTGACACCAGTACCCTGATAAATTCGCAGTACCAGGAGACAATGATCAACGGCACTCGGATTACTGGCCGTATCGGTTACTCAGCGAATTATGCGGTCTATGTCCATAACGCCAGTGGCATCATGAAGGGGTTACCGCGGCCAAACAACCGTGGCAATTACTGGGATCCTGCTGGTGAACCTAAATTCCTCACCAAGGCTGCAGAGAAAACCCGCCGGCAAGTGGACGAGATAATCAGGAAGGAGATGATGCTGTGACACCTCCAATGTATCTCCGCCTACGAAATCTTTTCGAGAGTGCAGGCCTAACCGCAGGGCTCACCATCCAAACTCTGATGTGGAACGACACGGGTAAGTTATCAGACGCCTTTATCGTGTTCCGGCCTGGTGGTGGTTCAGATATTCAATACGACCGCGGCGGAGATTTCTTCGTAATGGTCGATGTTGTCGGGGCCAAAGGGAAGAACGCAGAAGCAGATGCCGCGGCGAACAAAATCGCCGACCACATCAGCAGCCAGCAGGGCACTGATAGCTGTGTTGGCGCCATACGTCTGCTTGGAGGCTCTCCAACGCCAATCCCATCAGCAGAGGGGCGATTAATCTACCGACTTTTAGTCTGCTGCACCTACGGCGAATAACGCACATATCTATCCATCAGGCTGCCTCTGGGCGGCCTTTTTTATTTGAAGAGGTAACACATGCAAGGTTGTGCAAATGATACCGGCAAGCTGATCGGTAAAGTCGCGGTGCTGCGTATGGCTTTCGGCTGTGCTGACACGCTGCCGGCACTGAGTGACTGGAAACGCCTCGGCGCGCTGACCACCAAGGGCTTCGACTTCTCGCCAAACTCCGTGACGTCTGAAGCGGACGACGCGAAAGGGCTGGTGGAGAACCTGGTAACCAGCATGGATTTCACCATTTCCGGTGAGGGCGAGTTCCGTCGTAAAGACAAAACCACTGAGATTGGCGCGCTCAACATCTCCAAGTACATTTTCGATGAAGTGCAGGCTGGCCGGCAGCCGTCGATTTGGGTGCGATTCGATTTCGTCGGCGAAGATTCCGGCACCTACATCATGGGCTACTTCAACACTACGTCGTGGTCTGGTGATTTTGGAACGAGCGACATCTCCACTTTCTCTGGCGAGTGGAAAGTTGCTGATGCCGATACCGTGGTGTTTGAAGTTGCCGCGGATGTTCCGGTTACTGGTGTGACAGTGGCGCCAGCAACAGCAAGCATTGCTGTAGGGGCTACTCAACAGCTTACCGCCACCGTGGCGCCGGCTGATGCAAGCGACAAAACCGGCACCTGGTCATCCTCGGCAACCGGTAAGGCCACCGTCAATCAGTCAGGTCTCGTTACTGGCGTTTCTGCCGGCGCGGCCACAATCACATTTACCACCAATGATGGTGCCAAAACATCAACCAGCGCGATCACCGTTACCGCGTGACTATCACAAAGGGCGTACTGCGCCCTTGATGATAATTATTCGAGGCATCTCATGACACCAATCACTGAATTAGGCGAGATGGTCATCACCGATGCCGATCGCGATTACTTCCTTCGACCTTCGTTCGCAAACATGACCCGCATAGGCTCGCCAGCGGAGATTGTAGAGCGATTTTCTGAACTCCATACCAGTGAGTCGCCACGGTTACTTGAAGCCGCTGTAGAGGCATACGGTGAGGTTCCTGGGTGGTTGCTGGCATACATCAACGCGCCGTCATTCAGTAGCTCAGCAATATTCGCCGGGATGATCGTCATGCAGGCATGCTGTGATGATGACCTTAGCACGCTGGTGGGAGAGTTGCGGCCAAGCAAACGAGGTAAGAGGGCTTTCGTGTTTCGCCGCGGCAAGATGCCGGCGAGCGATATCATCGTAATCGGGCAGTCGCTGATCACTCACGGCATCATCGGCAAGGCAAAGATACGCAAGCTGCAGCGACACGAGTCGAACAGCTACGTGAACGAGTTCAACGCCTTCGAGTACATCAGTGCAGCGCGCAATCATTTCAATATGCCTCGCGCCGAAGCAGAGCGCCTTTCGATGACCGAGTTTCAGCTGCTGCTGGCGGCTAAGTACCCAGAGCAGAAAGGCTTCACGCGTGAAGAGTACGATCAGGTGATGGACGAAGATGAGAAGCGCTGGCAGGTGATGATGACTCTTGCATGACTTCGCCTATTTATACAGTCAGTTGACCGCGAGCTGCACAGTGTTTTTCTATTTGTTCGATGGTATAATTTCATGCCTAATTTCAGGGTTAGTGTTAGTTGAGAGTGTAAAATATGTTGATCACAGCAACGGGGAATGGAAGAAAGCTAGTTGAGTCTGGTACGTTTCATTTTGTTTGTGGAGAAGGTGAACAGGGATTGAAGTTAAATTACGGTGGTTTGGATATAATTATCGTAACCAATGTTTTAACTGATGGAAAAGAAGCGAAAACAATTTTAAGTGTTGATGTAAATGGTAATAACATTACATTTACTCATAATTTTATTAAAACTCCTTTCGGCACGCCAAAAGGTTTAATTATCCCTCATGAGATCGGTACTAAAAAAGGTGGGGGTAGGATTTACATTACTTGGCTTACGTTTGTACAAGAGACAACCACTGACCAAACGGTGCTAATAACGACGTATTCCTTGTACGAGGATGCATAATGTCAGACCAGATTACACCCGCTGTCGAGCCAATAAAAATCCAAGAGAATACTGCTAACCGGCCATCTATCAAAAGTGGTGGTGTATCCGGTGTAAGTACAACAGGGACCATTGCAGCTCAAATAGGAACTGGAGAGCATGCAAGAGACTCTTTCATATGGATGACCTTAAAGTATTGCTTTTATCTTGGTGCCACCCTCAGTATTTGCATCATGTTGGCATATTTTCATTTTGTATTTGATAAAAACGAGCCGGATAAAATTGACATTATTTCTGCGTTAAAAGATGTCTGGTCAATCTTTACACCTATACTTACGCTGGCCCTGGGGTATGCGTTTGGTAAGCGTGAGCAGAGATAAAGTTAATTCTTTAACAATAATTGCATCACTTTGGATTTATCATAGTGGTAGCTCACTCAATAGGTGGGTTTTTGCTCTCTAATGCTTGCTTTACCTCACAAGTGAGACTGGTTATCATTTGATGAGTTGTTTGTTCCTATAAGGATATAGATATGCGTAAGTCACTGCTGGTTGCCCTTAGTGTGATAGTTCTATCAGGATGCGCAGGCCAGAACGATGATTATCAATTGAATAGCAAACAATCGTCTGCTCAGAAAGACAGCAAAGAGTGGAAAGAGTTTGTCGCTCCTCTGTCTACCAAAACTCAATCGCCACAAGACAGACTGATGAAGCGTGCTGAGAGAAACTACTGACTGATAAAAGCCCACCTGAGTGGGCTTTTTGCTTTCTGGCCCCTCGTTTTCGTTGCCACCGCCGACGCCTCTGCTACCATGTAACGACTTGTTACTTATTATGGAAAAATGAAGTGCGTAAAAATCTGTGGCTATTGGTTTTTTGTATTTTCCTATCTTCATGTGACTCATCACCATCACAAGAGGATATCGAGAATAAAGCGAATGCCGGTGATTCTGCCGCGCAGATAGAGCTTTACAAAATGTATAGCTCAGGCAGAGCTAGCGGTGGAAAAAATGATAGTGAAGCAATTAAATGGCTTAAGATGGCTGCTGAAAGCGGTAACCCTGATGCCCAGTATACACTCGGAACTGCGTACTCTAATGGTTGGGAAGGATTAACTAAAAATAGCAAGCTGTCTGCTCAATGGCTTGAGTTGGCAGTTAAAGGTGGAAATAAAAGCGCGTTGTTTCTTACCGCAATGAATTATATGTATGGCTGGGGAGTTGAGGAAGACCACGTAAAAGCTTATGCCTATCTGTTGGTGGCTCAGTCGTTTAGAAATAAAGCAGCAATTTCTGAAGAAACTAAATTCAGGTATTCTTTAAATAAAGTGCAAAGAGTGGAAGCGGAAGAGTTAGCCTCTGATTTCAAAGAACGCTACTTCAAGTAAAAGTGAGTATAAAAACACCCCGCTTCGGCGGGGTTTTTTTATGCCCGGAGAAAATAAAATGGCAGAGCAAGACGGCGGAAGCCTCGTTTATCAGGTTGATATCGACACTGCAAAGATGATTACAGGTAGTCGCAGGGCATCTGTTGTTCTCGAGGAGATGGGGAAACAGTCAGGAAAGGCAGATGTCAGCTTATCAAAACTTGAGCGCCAGGCGGGTTCTACAGGCTTAACTCTTGGCACGCTGTCGCGTGTCGCTAAAGCCGTTACGGCAGCTATATCTTTTCGTGAAGTATTGTCATATGCGGACGCATGGACAACGCTTAACAACAAGCTGGCTAATGCTGTAAGAGCCAACGAGACCCTGGCGGACGTAACTGAGCGAGTCTTTCAGATCACTCAAGATACACGCTCCAGCTTAAACGGTACTGCGACGCTTTATGCTCGCCTTGAGCGCGCTACTCGAAGCTATAACACCTCTGCAGACGATCTCGCTAAGCTAACGACAATTATCAACCAGGGCTTTGTCGTGTCTGGGGCTACAGCTCAAGAGGCTGAAGGGGCCATTGTTCAACTATCTCAGGGCTTGGCTTCAGGTGTGCTGAGAGGGCAGGAATATAACTCTGTTGCAGAGCAGGGAAGTCGCTTATCTATCGCTCTTGCTGATTCTCTTGGAGTAAGTATTGGCCAACTTCGTGCTATGGCTGCACAAGGCAAGTTGACTACTGATGTGGTAGTGAAAGGGTTGCTATCTCAAGGCGATGCGATCGGTAGAGAGTTTGCCAAAACCACGATGACTATCGGCCAGGCAAGCCAGATTGCCAGCAACAACATCACCAAATTTATCGGCACCTCAACAACAGTAAGAACTGGCGTGATGGTTTTCAATGATACCATTATATCCCTCAGCGAAAACCTCACTGCCGTCTCAAACGTTATTTTGGCTATTACTGCAGTGATTGGTTCGCGGTATGTATCTGCATTAACGGCTGCAACAGCAGCAACGATAGCAAATACCGCAGCATCGATTAGGGCTGCTATTGCACAGGGATCTTTACGTGCAGCTCTTATTGCTGCTTTAACCCCGCTGGGCGGTTTAGTCGGGGCGGCAACACTCGCATCTGCAGCGATATTCTACTTCTATCAACGCGCACAGCAGGCTAAGCAAGAAGCGATAGATTTCGCAGACAAACTCGATGGCGTGATAGCAAAAATGCGCCAAATGAATGATGTACAGCTAACCGGAACTATTGCCGATCTGAACACGTCACTGAGGGCTCAGGTTGAGCAATTAGACGAATTACAAACTGCCCACCAAGAAAACATTAACCGTTTATATAATGCCCAGCAGGCGTTAAATAATGCTGCTGAGGGTTCTTGGGCATATAACTCAGCGTCAGCGGCAGTAACTGAGGCTCAAGATCAGGTGGCTCAGTCTGCCCGTGATGTGGATTCAGCAGAGACAAAACTTAGTCGAACCAAAAGCACTTTAGGATTAGTCCAGGCCCAACTAAGCGGAAAACTTGAACAGGGCGTTGATCTTCTGCGCCGAGATGGCGAAGAGGCTGGGGTAGCAGCTGGCATGATGAATCATCTGGGCAACGCTATTAATTTCGCCAGTAGGGCCAAGGATAAATTCAACTCGCAAAGCCTCATTGTTGAACGGCCTAAAAGTGTTCAGGACTATCTGGACAAGCTGAATGATCAGGTTGAGATTCAGAGCGAACTTAACGACAGGAAGCGTGCTCAGTTAAAGGCAGAGAAGGACATCAGAACTCTCGGTGGTAGCGAGCAAGACGTCATGCTGGCACGCGATAGGGCTGGTGCAGAGTTCGATGCAACCAAGGCGATTCAGGAGCAAAAGCAGGCAACCAAGGAAGGAATAGCGGAGGGCAAGAAGTCAGCCAATCAAGCTGAAAGCGTTGCTCAGAAGCTGGCAAACCTGAAACAGCAGTCTGAACTTGCGGCGGGATCAACAAGTGAGCTTAGCCGAGAGCAGGCGATCCTGACCGCACAGCAATCACTCGGTAAAGGCGCGACGCAAGCACAGGTAGCCCTGGCCGGGGAATATGCCGCAAAAGCTTGGGATGCGGCCGCAGCAGCCAAAGGCGTCACTGAGGCGATCAAGGCTATGCCTGAGAAGGCGGAGAATAAATCCTACGCCGAGTCCATGCAGAACCTGAAAGCTGCGCTGGATGCCGGGAAGATTGACCTTCAGGAGTACAACATCGCCACCGAGAAAATGGCGCTGGAGCATCAGAACAACTTAGCGAAGATTAACGCTCAGGCTGTAGTTAACCCTGTTGCATCTGCACGAGCTGAAGTTGATCCGGTTCAGCAGTTGGCGAATGAGAATGCTCAGAAGCTGGCGCTGATGCAGCAGTATCAACAGCAGGAGCAGGCGATACTGCTGCAGAGTTACCAGCAGGGAAAAATCAGCTATGACCAATTCATCTTGGCTAAACAGGCCACGGATGATCAGTACCTGGCTTTGCGCACTGCCCAGGAGAAGCAATACCAGGAGCAGCAGACGGCGGCGCAATGGCTGCTGTTGAGCCAGCAAAGCCTTGGTTACAACATGTTGACGAGCGCTGTTGATGCTTTCTCGGGTAATGCCTCAAACGCTATTACAGGGCTGCTTACCGGCACCATGTCAGCACAAGAGGCGATGCGGTCGCTTGGCAACACCATCCTGAATAGTGTGATAAACAGCATCGTTCAGGTAGGTGTGGAGGCGTTGAAAAACTACATCCTCGGTCAAACGCTTGGCGCCGCCTCCGTGGCGTCATCTGTGGGTATGGCTGCAACAACGGCTTCAGCCTGGGCGCCGGCGGCCGCAATGGCATCCCTGGCAACTCTTGGCGCTAACGCAGCTCCAGCGGCTGCAGGGATAACCTCAACCGTGGGATTGGCTGGTGGGCTGGCTTTGGCTGGCGCGCGTTATAACGGCGGCCCTGTGAGCGCTGGCGCGATGTACCAGGTAGGTGAGCGAGGCAAGCCAGAGATTTACCAAGCGAGCACTGGTAAGCAGTACATGATCCCCGGTGACAACGGCAAGGTGATTAGCAACAAGCAGATGACAGGCGGCGGCAGTGCGGCGCCAACCATCATTATCGAAAACTACTCATCCGGCGCTGGCGTAATGGATACCCAGGCTAGCAAAGGGGCTGATGGTGCCGATGTGGTGCGCATCGTGCTGGCGGATCTGCAGCAAGGTGGGCAAATCAGCCAGGGCATATCCCAGTATCATCAGGCTCCTCGCAAAGCCACTGAATAGCAGCATTCAAACCTCCATAACCCGCTTCGGCGGGTTTTTTATTACCGGGAGAAAACCGTGGCAATACCCTATCCCGACTGGCTATCACTTCCCCAGAAGGCCAACAAGAGCCGCACGATTGATGCCGGGTTCCGCACCGATCAGCCGGCAGTGGGCGCGCCTATCTTTCAGCGCCTGACAGATGACCTCAAAACCACCTGGTCGCTGACGTGGATTTTCACGCTACAGGAGGATCGGGCATTTGAGCAGTGGTATCGCAGCCCTCGTTACCTGGATAACGGCAATCAGTGGTTCACGATGCTGTGCAATCTGGGGGGATCTGGCCTGCAACTGCAGGAACTGCATTTTGTAGCACCGCCGGTGCAAACGAGCATCAACGGCAACACGACGACGTGGACGGCGAGCGTAATCACCCGGAAGGTCTACAACCCGGATGACGAGTTCTCAGACGTCATTGTTGAGCTGCCGCCGTATCAGTGGGGGATCATTGATGAAGTGGTCAACCGCGACATGCCGGAGTATTGAATGCCTACATTACGAGAATTTCAGTCACAGCGGCCCAACCGGATCATCTACGACACGATGACGTTCAGCCATCCGTCATTTGGCGTTCTCCGGCTGGTGGCAAACCAGATATACCCAAAGACGTTCGCCGGCCAGGTGTTTTCACCGTGTCGAATGGAGGTCGCAGAGAGCCAGCAGAGCAGCACGCCGGTGATCAACTCAACGGTGAAATTCGGGCGCCTGGCGCAGGACTTCAAGCAGCAGCTGAAGCTGTGGCGCGCGCACTCACGCATAACGCCTATCTCTGCCACGTATAAGCGTTTCGATGCGGCGGACATGAACACGCCGCTGAAGTCTTGGACGCTCTTTGTGAAAGACGCCTCTCTCGATGAGGCTGACGTAACGTGCTCGCTCACGCTGCAGAACCCGCTAAACAACAACATCGGCTTTCTCTACAACACCACTGAATTCCCAGGACTCGCCAATGCATAAACCTGACTTCATCCACACCATGGAGGGTAAACCGTGGCGCGATCGGGCGTGCTCGTTCGATGCGGCTGATTGCTGGGGACTGGTGGTGCTGTATTACCGACATGTGCTTGGCATAGAGATACACCAAACGCCGGACTACGAAGCCGGAAGCGACTTCCTGACGTGTTTTTCCGGTGATGTCGTGTTCTGGCATCAGGCCGAGAAAGCGGCCGAGGGTAGCATTTTTATCGCGTATTACGGCGGTCAGCCAACACACGTCGGTTTGGTCATTGATGGGCAAGCATTCCATAGCCGTGGCGAAGCGGGGCATGTGCGCTTTGACAAGCTGCGGACGCTGGAGCGAGTTTTCACCAAATTGGAGTTTTACGACTATGCCGTTGATCGAAGTTCAGCGCGTGCCGGGGTTGCCTAAAGAACGTCATAACCTTCCCGCCGGCAGCATGTTCTATCCCTGGCTGAAATCGGTCAACCTTCACTGCGATGTTGAAATTCTGCGTAATGGCGTAAAGCTGCAGCCTGATGATGAGCTGAATTTCCCGCTCAACGATGGCGACGTGATCAGCGTGTTCGACCAGCCGAAAAGCGGCACCATCGGTAAAGTGCTGAGCCCGATTTTCGCTCCGATAAAGTTTGTTCAAAAAATCCTGACGTCATTGCTCGGCCAGCCAAGCGCGGGCGTGGCGACAAGCAGCAACGCAAAGACCTCCCCGAACAACAGCCTGAAAGGGCAAACCAACATTGCGCGAAACGGTGAGGCAAAGCCTGACAACTATGGCCAGGTGCGCGCGTACCCTGACCTGATTCAGGAGTCGCTGTTCGAGTACGACAACAACATCAAGAAAGTCACAGAGTGGATGAATTTCGGGCTGGGCCGATATGACGTCACGTCTGTTAGATACTCAGAATCGAACCTTGGCGCGCTGGCCGGTGCTTCATACCACATCTACCAGCCAGGCGAGAACATCCCGCTGATCAATGAGGGGTTCGCTTTCGACGACATTGACGGCCAGGAGCTTCCTGGACCGAACGAGAGCGGTGATTTTCCTGCAGAAACGGCGACGACAACCACCGATATGGTTTCTGGCGAGTTCATCGCCGGACAGGCAAAGGTGAAAATCAAGCAGAATAGCAACTTTGATTACTTCTATGACCTGCCTAAGCCTCATTCTGTATCGTTCGTCGTCAATTTCACCTACAACACGGTGTCGGGGCCAGTAACTCGCGATATCACGGTATTTGCTGATCTCGTCAGTGCTACGACAACCGACGATGGCGCCCCAGTGAATCCTCAGTATTTCTACGAGTTCACGTTCGCAAATCTGAGCGGCAACGATATCAGCCAGATCCCCGACGACGCGGTAATCAACACGTCGATATTCACGCTTAACGACAATGAACCGTTGGTAATCGGCCCGTCGTTCTCTCCGGTTGATGGGACTCAGCTTTGGGTTCATTTGCAGGCGCAGTTAGGACATGGTGACTATGCAAGAACCAGCGTCACTTTCTGGAAAGTTGATGATGATAACAACCAGATCCCCGGCACGCTGGAAAGCTACAACATCGGCCTTAACAACGATGACGAGAACGCGGATACAAAATATGGGACGTTCAAATTCACGCCAGTGTCTGGCAATGGCCGCTATGCGGTAACGTTCATCCGCACCAACAACAGTAACGATCACTCAATCCTGAAGGTCGAAGCTGTTCACATCGTCAGGACGCGCACCAACGTTGTTTACCCGTATGACACGCTCGTAACCGTCACTGTCACTGCGACAGAGCGCGCAACCAGTGCGAGGGAGCGAAAATATAACGCTCTAATCACCCGTCATGTTATCAGCTACAACCTGGCTACACAGACGGTCGATTACACAGAAAGGCCTTCACGTTCATTTGCTGACGCTGTATTGCACACCTGGCTAAAAATGGGCGGTCAGCCAGAGTCGAGCATCGACATCTACGAACTTTACTCTATCGCGGCATCGTTGACGGATCAGCGCCTGGGCTATTTCGATTACACCTTCGACGACGAAGATATCTCGCTGGGCTCTCGGATTCAGACGATCTGTGATGCTGCGACCGTAACCGCGTTTTGGGATGGCGGGGTGTTGTCTTTCACTCGCGATGAACGGAAGCCAAGCGCAACAACGGTGTTCAACCGCGCCAACATGAAAGCGGAGGATTACAGCCTTTCCTACGACATGACACTACCCGGTGGTTTTGATGGGGTAGAGGTCAAGTATCGAAACCCGGTCACGAATAAGCAGGTATTCATCCGCTACCGGATCGTCGGCAACTCGATTGAAGAGGGGGAACCGGTAAAGGCGAAGAAGTTCGACATGATGTTTATCCGTAATTCTTTCCAGGCACGGGATCGGGCATTGAAAGAAGTTCGCCGGCTGCTGTATTCACGCCAAACGATGGCTATCCGCGCGCTTGCCGATGGTGAATGGGTGAACGTCGGCCAGATGGTGCAGGTTGCCGATATCTACGACGCGAACCAGCAGGATGGCTATATCGTCGCGCGCAACGGTAACAATTTCGACACAAGCGAGCGGATCGCGTGGTCTGGTGATGTGTTTGTCGTTGTCACTGATGCAAGTGGTACGCCTACAGCGCGCGTCCAGGCATTTCCTCGCCCAGATACCATATTTGGCTTCACTGCAGTAGTACCAGCAATAACCCTCAACCTCTATGACGGGTACAACACCCAGTCGCCGTCTCGCTACGTCATCGCTTCTCAGGTGGAGATGGACGCAACGAAATGGACGATCACCGAAAAGAAACCGAATGGCGACGGGACTACCTCGTTAACCATGTCTGAATACAACGATGAAATGTATAATTACGAGGTAACTGAATAAAATGGCTACCACACCAACTAACAATCCAATTCCGAGTGAAGCAATTACTGACCTGAAGTTTAATGCGGGGAAAATAGACGAGTTTGTTAACTCTGATAGTGAGTTCTATATCGACCGGTTTGGGGTAAATCGATTCACATCACAAGGGATAATGAACAATTTATCACCGCTTGGTAAGGCTTATACCTTAGAACAAGCACAAGCAGCTATCGCATCAGGTGAAATAGCAGAAGGGGCATTCTTCTTTGTATATTCAGATGACTCAAAAACAATCGTAGAAAAATATCAGAATGTAGCAAGTGTTGCTACGCCTACCGGTGTGAAAATGTCTTCACAGGCTTATATTAATGAGCTCTCACGCCGACTGGCTGCACTTGAAAGTAAAACTAAGCTTGCATCACAAAGCAGGGAGTATTTCGCAACCGCACAAGATCGTGATGGAAATGTGCTGTCATATTTCCATTTTGGAAGGCTTGGTGCATTTGGTGCGGCATCACGCCTTGTTTCATCAATTGCCAAAAACTTACGGATATCACAACACGTGCAAACATCAATGAAAAGCCTTGGTGATCTGATTCTGATAAAAGATAAGTCTGGGAATGTTCCGTTAGCCTTAAAAGATGGGCTTATTTATGGTAAAGGGGTACATGCAGATACGTTAAAAAACTCCTCGCTGCTCAACTTCACTGATGGGCGGACGCTATGGCCTTATAGAACGAAAGTTGCTAAACAAGAGATCAGCAATGATCAAAATATTCGCGTTATCACGGTTGGTGATTCTTGGATGGAGTGGAAAGCTATCCCTCAAGCAATTGCCAACTTTGTCTACTCACGATACGGGAAGGGTGGTGATGGCTGGATATCGTTTAATATCGACGGTGGTACAACAACCAATAACTGTTTAAATAATTTATCCATCGAGCATAACGGATTTACTGTCTATGATGCGTCAAATGGCAGCGCGCCGAACGCAGTCATTGGCTGTTCTCATGACGGGTTTGCGCTGACGTCTGCAAACCAGTTCGCCACACTGCAAATCAACGGCGCCAACTGCAATACGCTACGCATCAACTATTACGATGGTGACGGTACGTTTAACTATCGCGTAGATGGGGCGGGTGATTGGATAGTTGTTGTAGGGGGTAATACGAAAACGAAAAAATTCGTCGATATTACCGGGCTACCAGATGGGGAGCACTCTCTGAGAATTAACACTACCGGTAATGCCGGCACGGTTGCGCTATATGGGTTTAACGCAGATAAACCTACTGGGGCTACGCTATATAAATGCGGTAATGGCGGTATGACAACGCCGATGTATAGTTATGTTCTGCCACACATTCCGCATTTCGTTGAGTACATTAATCCAGACGTGGCGATTATCATAATCGGCATTAACGATTATTGGAAAAGTGTGAGCATTGATGCATTTTATGCAGGGTACAGCGACCTTATTGATTCATACCGCTCAGTTAATAAAGATATGGGCATCATTCTCATTTCTCCGCCAATTCCAAACGCAACTGGCGCTACGGATATGTCAGTATTTAACGACGCAGTGCGGGCACTGGCAGTGAGAAAAAATGCTGAATTCTACAGTGGATATGAGGCTTTCCCAAAAGTATGGGCAGATGGTGATGCTGCTGGGCTTTGGTTTAATAACCTACACCTTAATAACGTTGGTGCTCAGTTCCTGGCAACTCAGAACACAGATAAATTTCTTTAACAGGGGTAACATATGCCATTCCCAGAAATTGTAAACTGGACATTCCCAGGCGTAGGCTTTCCGCAGGCCAGCGAATTTGAAACATTGGCACTTGATGTGCCAGTAAAATCCGGCCTTCTTGGCGCTTACTTTACTTCGTCATATACCGCTGATCCGCTGTACAACTACGCTAATCCGGCCAAGCCTCTCGTTAAAAAAGGAAACCCATTGGTTGAGGGGCCGTATGCCGTTTGTAATGCGCAGAACTGTTTTGATACGGGCATCCCCTCTCAAAATGAAATGAGCATCATTTCAATAGCGCTTCGCTCTGATAATTCCAGTGCCGTCGGACAGGGAATGGTTATCTCAAATTATGATGGCGTCGGCGGAGATTCACTGCGTCTAACTGACACTTCCGTAGTAGCGAATGCATGGGTAACTGCAGGGCTGACAAATGCGATTACGCCGATCGTGAATATCCCGAATACAGACTTCGTGATCGGAACAGGTCAGTTTAACCCAGGGCGTTCTGTCTCTGGTTTCTATGACCCCACTGCAAAAAACATTGTTTCCAACTCGTCGCTGGGTGCTGGCCGGCAGGTGCAATCAAATACGCTGCTGATCGGTGGTCATCGCGGTGCTGGTCAGTTCACTGGCTGGGCGCATGTTTCGGTTGTGCTTGTGTTCAATCGGCTACTGACAGTCGATGAGTACAAGGCGATCTGCTTGTACTTGCGCTTCACGTTTGGGCCACAGTTCCTGATTTGGTAATGCCATTGAGCCGGGAGGGAACCCGGCCATTCATCAAAACTATCTTTCTTTACCGATCAATATCCTACCTATCTAACAAAAATCCGAACTTTCCCCCGTCAAAACCTTGCGCATATACTGTATAAAAACACAGTAATAAGGCAGCGTTATGACTTTCTTTTATCCAACACCAAACCCAACCAAGCTCAAAATCCCGCTGTTCTCCGACAAGGTGCCGGCGGGGTTTCCCAGTCCTGCAGCAGATTACGTCAGTTCGCGCATCGATCTGAACGAGTACTGCATCAGCCATCCCAATGCGACCTATTTTCTCTATGCGACAGGTGATTCCATGCTTGAGGCCGGGATCACTGAGGGCTCTATGCTTGTGGTTGACCGCAGCATCATCCCAGCTCATGGCGATATTGTGATTGCCAGCATAGCCGGCGAGTTCACCGTGAAGCGCCTCTGTTTACATCCTCGCGCGCAATTGGAACCCATGAACCCGAAGTATGAGCCGATCCTGCTTCATGATGGCGGCGACGATCTGGAGGTGATGGGCGTTGTTGTGTCTTCGATAACGAGGCTCAAGTGATGTACGCGCTTGCTGATGTGAACAGCTTCTACGCGAGCTGCGAAACGTTGTGGCGCCCAGATCTGCGAGGGCGTCCTGTCGTCGTTCTGTCGAATAACGACGGATGCGTCGTAGCCAGGAGCAAGGAAGCGAAGGCGTTAGGGTTAAAGATGGGAGAACCCTATTTCAAAATTAAGCGGGAATTTGAGCGCGCAGGGGGCATCGCGTTCAGCAGCAACTATGAGTTATACGCCGACATGTCTCAGCGTGTGATGGCAGTTTTAGAAGAGATGGCGCCACGCGTAGAAGTGTATTCAATTGACGAAAGTTTTCTTGATCTGACTGGCGTTCGTAACTGTATCGATCTGGATACTTTCGGTCGTCAGGTGAGGGCCAAGGTACTGCGCAACACAGGGCTAACTGTGGGCGTTGGCATTGCCCAAACCAAGACGTTAGCCAAGCTGGCAAACTTAGCGGCGAAGAAGTGGGACAAGACCGGCGGAGTAGTGGATCTATCCAATGAAGGGCGCCAGCGCAAATTGATGGGCCTCGTGCCGGTCGATGAGGTCTGGGGTATTGGACGCCGGATATCGAAAAAGCTCAACATGATGGGGATTGAAACCGCACTGCAACTGGCCGACGCGAGCACGACGATGATACGCAAGCATTTCAGCGTTGTGATAGAGCGAACGGTGCGAGAGTTACGTGGTCAGCCTTGTCTCGAGCTGGAGGAGTTTGCGCCGACAAAACAACAAATCATCTGCAGCCGCAGCTTCGGTGACCGGATCACCGAGTATGACCAGATGCATCAGGCTATTTGCATGTACGCGACGCGTGCAGCGGAGAAGCTGAGGGAGGAGCATCAGTATTGCCGGCATGTCAGCGCGTGGCTCAAAACCAGCCCATTTGCCATCAATGAGGAATACTACGGCAACACCGCAAGCATAAAACTGAGCACACCCACACAGGATACTCGCGACATTATCGCCGCGGCTATGCGTTGTCTGGATGCGATTTGGCAACCCGGTCATCGGTATCAAAAAGGCGGCGTGATGCTGCAGGATTTTTACAGTCAGGGCGTGGCCCAGTTGGGATTGTTCGATGAGTACAAACCACGGCATAACAGCGAGCAACTGATGGGGGTGCTTGATCGGATCAATAACTCTGGCAGGGCAAAGCTGTGGTTCGCAGGTCAAGGGGCGCATCAGGCGTGGTCAATGAAACGTGAGCTACTGTCACCGGCATACACGACACGGCTTAGCGATCTGCCGCGCGCTCGGATTTATTAAACCAGTGGATTGGCGATAGGCTTAATCAGCTCAGCGTTGTCATTACGGATATTGCCGACTGATTTTCCTACAGGATGCCAGGCGAAATCGTCGGGAGATGTGGCCGCTTCGTTCGCGAGTTCTTCTGCTCTCGCTGATGTGATGTCTGGCTTAATCCACTCGCGTGCAGCTGCTGGTGGCAGAACTACAGGCCGGCGGTCATGAATATCGAGCAGACCCGAATCGCTGGCGCAGGTCACGATGACAAAACCGTTATCATCAGGAGGATCTTTAGCATCGGGATGATGGCGGCTTATCGCGGCGAAAAATATAGGTGCTTTCGATTCGTGATAGATGAAATAGGGTTGCTTTACTTTGGCGTCGTGCTTGTCTTTCTTCCACTCGTACCAGCCATCTGCCATCACCAGCGCGCGACCGTGATTCCATAGCGGCTTGAACATTCTGCTGGTGGCGGTTGTTTCAACGCGAGCATTGATAACCGGCTGACGCTTCATTTCACGCCACCAATCAGGGCCATACCCCCAGTCAACAGGATCAAGGTGTAGCTTGTCGTCACGCTGATTCAATATCAGTACGCGAGTGCCTGGCGCCACGTTGTAACGTGCAATCGGCACGTTATCCAATGCGCCGGCAAATTCTAGATCGGATGCCAGAACATCTAGATAATCTGCACGAGTTTGAATTTGAGCAAAACGGCCACACAT